GGACATTACGGATACTTGAGGGTAAATATAGCATAACGGTTGGGTTATTTGAGACGATAAAGCCAATAATCCCGATAAACGATGTATAATATTTTCTTTTGAGAGACCTACGGTAATATATTCAGGCTCGGTAGTGTATTCTGATGGCATAACTTTTAGTTCCTAATATTTTTGGTCGACCGTGCAGGAATTGAACCTGCGTCAATCCGTTATGAGCGGACGGCTTTACCATTAAGCTAACGGTCGGTAATAAATATAGTGCAATTACTATGCCTAAATATGGTGGACGTAGTATTTTTCTTCGTTAGCGTCGCGAATTAAATAATATTGTGTACCATTAGGGAGTTCTAAAAAATATTTTTGGTCTTTAAAACAATCCGGTAATTTTAACCCTATAGTACCTATAGATCGTATGTCATCCCTATTGATTTTAATCGAAACTAATTTCTCGGTTTCGATTAAAGTGCAATATTCGTTTTTCTTAAACAACTTTGCAAGTAATCGAAGCATAAGCAGGGTCTTTCATGGTTTCTTGTATTGTGAAAACATTCCCGTCAATTTCTATTATATCCCCCGGCGCCGGCTCAACCGATACGGATTTAGAAATAATTAACACTTCCTTACCGAAGTATGTAATACCTTCTTCATTCGTAAATCGGGTATCGGTAATGACACCTTCAAACGGGTACAACGCGAAACTTTGCGTTAACCCCGCCAAAGGGTCTAAAGGGTCGCGCGCTCCGTTAGTTACCCGCCGTACCACGCCCTGCCTTAATTTACCTGTGAAAGCTTGCCGAATAAGCCCGGCTATGTCGGTATTAAATAGTGTCAATTTTAATACTCCTCACTTACGAAAAAACCACGCCATAGGTCATTAAACGGCGATTGAATAGTTGAAACGTTAGAAAACGCCCCGGCTCCGTTAATATTGTTATTCGCTAAGAAACCTGATAATAACACTTGGATATGTTTAGCCTCACCTTTCAAACCGGTGTCGTTATTTGAGAAGAAATACTCAACCTCCACACTACCGGCTTTCAATTTCTTTGTAATTGAAGTAGCGGAAGCATAAATATCTATCGTGGGGTTCGCCGCGAGGGTGATAACCGCGTTTTCTATCTCAACAGGGACTTCCGTACTGCTCGGGTACGCGGCGCCTGTTCGCGGGAATTTATTAGCTTGTGTCGGCGATGTTTTAGACCCCGAAAACATAAAGCCGTCGATTTGCCTTGTCGCGGTAATTAACGCGGCTTTTTTTTGGTCAGCAGTTAATAAGCTCCATGCCGCGTTTGCGTTTGTAGGTAAAAGATAATTATCAGCCTCAACTACACTTGCATAGGAGGTGAAGGGGATACCTGTTATGAGTAGTGTTTGAATGGTCATCGAGTTATTCCTAGTAAGTCTCTTATTTCAGTAACTACCGGATCGTCCGGTAATAGCGGCACCCCTGCGCTAGCCAAATCTTTAAGCGCGCCGGTAACTTCAGCAATAGATTTAAATTTAGTATCCGAAGTGATAATCTTAGGCATTGTGTCCGCATCGAAACCGTTATTAACCCATAAACGTTTCAGTAAACCTTCCTGAATGCAAGACGCTATTTGGTCTAATAAACCGTCGACTAACAGAAACAAAGATTTAGTCTTACTATCCGCCAAAGCGAAACTACCTTCACGATTTTCACCCAAGAGCATCTGCTCCACACCTAAAATACGCGCCATTTCCCGGTTAATACGCATGATAGCCATAGCCATATCCGGTAAACCTGTACCGCCGGAGCGTAGTAATTGAAGATCATACTCATAAACCGTAGACGGTTTACCTAATTCGTCATTTGTTTTATAGGTCGCGCTATCTAACAATAACCCGGTATTTGTAGTTTTTCTTTGATTTTTAATCAGGTCTTTTAAAGGCTTTATAGCGGTTTCCACGTCCATATCAGCATCGGCTAACGCCTTAATAGGGGCGCGAGCTACGGGAATACCGCGTAAATCATTATCAAAACCGATAGCTTCCAATTGCTCGTACCGCGCTAGGCGCATAGCAGGTTCTACAAGATGCCTAAAAAGACCCACCCCTTCAGGCGACGTGGTGAAGCCGTTATTGACAATATAAAGGAGTTTACTCATCGGTATTTTAATTCTCGCGCCGCGAACGTCTTGCACCGCATGAGTAACCTCACCTTTTTCATTGAGTATCCACTCACATATTGTGTGTTGCGGTCGGTGCTTATACGCGGATACGGCAAATAAACCGTCTCGTTTCGCGTATAATATTTCCATAACGGCAAAGCCGAAGAATTTACCCATCGCGAGGCGTTCCACGGTGTCACCCCAAGAGCCTTCCGGATCGTCAATGATTAGTTTCTTAGCTAATGCCGCGAAATCACCGTTTTTATCTTTAGCTGCAGGTTCAAAAACCCATTTGGCTTGCCTAACCATACCGAGAAAGAAATTAACCCCCGAGCTAATAATCGGTGTATTGAGTAATATATTATTATAAACAATATATTTATTGACACCTTGCAAATAGGGGCTTAACTCCGAATCACCATAGTACCAACCTGTGATATTATTATGGTATATACCTAATTCGCGTGTCAAGAGTGGCAATCCTTTCGGGTAAGGGCGATATGTAGAGAAACATTCCGCCAATCATCAACGTTGGCGTATACGCTTACATCAATATGCCGCGTGGTATCTTTTTCTATAAAGGCTACGAAATTCATTTCAAGCTCTTGTTCAAATTCATTTATATCTTTTTCATGCGGGTCGATATAAAAAGAGTATGTTATTTTGAAAGATTTATTGTCTAACAATACCGGGCGAGTATCCCTTTCTTCGGATAAAAAAGTAGGGTACTCTCTATTAAAAAAATCTTCGGCTTCGGTATTAAAATCTAAAACTTGCTGTATAAAATTTGACAAAAGACCGATCTCCTAGTAAGTATGGAATGTATTATACCTTACAAAAATGTTTTAGTCAATATCCAATGAGTAAACGGTGCTTGCCGGGGATTTAACTTTCTTCATACTACTTTCATGAGAGTATCTTATCGCATCTATTGCGTGGTTATGTTTATCTTCAACAATCGGCAATATTTGCTCAGTGCGTTTATCCGTTTTATAGGAGTAGAACTTTAATTCCTCAATTGTCTTAACACAATCAGGGTGTAAAACTATATCCTTATTCTTCAACCATTCGATACCGATCTTTACCGAGCCTTCACCTTTACGCGCCTTCAACATATGAAAACCGTTATCCCGCATCAACGAGATTAATTCCGGGCGGGCGCTATCGGCGACTATAGGGTAGTCTTTAGATTGAGGTATTTGCGAGAAATAAGCGGGCAGGTCATTTACCGGACAACCTTTTATAAATAACTCATTTGAGATATATAAGGTTTTATCGTTAATGAAGTAAGATTTGATTAACGTAGTCGGGTCGCTGGCAAACCCCCAATCCGCTCCGAAATACGGTCGCTCATCTTTAGGTATTTCCGCATTTAAATCGTCTACCCGCCAATTATTAAATATCCTCGCTCGCGAGTGCTTTACCGGCTCCCCCTCCCAGACATTCATATATTTATCATAATCCTGCGTCATATCGTATTCGCGCAGGGCGTTATTCATCGGGGTAAAATACGGATTATCCCGCCAATTAATCTTTTGCTTCCAGCAGTTAGGTAAATCACCGAGTACAAAACGCTTATAGACCGGGTCATCTTCCTTGTAGGGGTTAAACGTGACTAGTAATTGCGCTCCGTCTTCCCGAATGGTAGGGAGGAGGTCACTTATAGATTTCTCAGACATGTTTTCCGCTTCTTCCAGCCAAACCAGACCCAAATTGGGGATAGATTTGATACTTGCGGTGTTATGTCGAAGACCTTTGAAAAAGATAGAACTACCGTTAGCCCCTTGGATACCTGTCTTGGTTATTCTGAAAAAAGAATCAAGATTTTGTCGCTTGATCTCTTCTTTTAGGGTCTGCATAAGCGAATGTTCAATTGATCGCTCAAACTCCCGAGCGCACAAGATACCGATACGTTCAGTGAGAGCTTTAAAAATAACATACGTGGCGGCTGATCGCGATTTAGCCGACCCGCGACCGCCATACATAACTTTATAAGTATGCTTATCGAATAAAGGGCGGTAAATCTCAGGTAATTGTATCTTCATAGCGGGGTCTTTTTAGGAGCGTCTAAGAACTCGACCGTGACTTTAGGCGGGGCTTCCAAAGCGGCGGCTTTGTTTTCGACTTGGGGTTTGACATATGTATTGAATAACTCGAGGAGTAATTTATCGCCTTTTTCGTTTATCGTGATCGGGATCGGTTTACCGTTTTCATCTAAGATCATTCTACCGTTATCACTACGTTCGTACATGACTTCACCCCGGTAGGTAAGCACTCTGGGGGTTCCGTTTATGGCGCGGTCAACCATTTCCCGCTGTATATTACCACAAAAAAGCGTATCGGCTTCCGCAATCATGTCATTGAATTGGGGACTTTTACGGAGCTTTTCAAAATCCTCGACGGTTATCTTGGCGTGCGCCCTAGCGGTGTGAATATCACCGAAATTAACCAGAAAAGCGAAGAATTTTTTTACTTTTTCGTCATGTACAAGAAACAATCGTTAATAGCCCCCTTAAGTGGTGAATGTTAAGAGTTAATATAAAGCGGTTTACAACAGTTGTCAATATGGTTGTTGAGATTGGTTGTCAATAGTGTTGTTGAAATTTAGGGGGTGTATTTGGTAAATGAGATTGGTTGTGTATTTGGTAAATGAGATTGGTTGTGTATTTGGTAATGATTATGGGGGTGTATTTGGTAATGATTATGGGGGTGTATTTGGTAA